GAACCGCTTTACATTGGTTACGACCCTGGTAACTTTCAATCGCTCATCGTTGGACAGAAGAAAGACTATGGTAGTCGCTTCGACATCATCAAGGAGTTTTGGGCATACATACCAGACGACCAGCAGAACCTTGCGCAGCAGGTGTATTCATTCTTTGGTACTGATGCGGTAAATAAGGTCATACACCTTTATCCCGACCGTGCTGGTAACAAGACACGTGAGGAATTAGAGCAGATAACTACTGACTCACTGACGATGAAGGCAGCCTTAGAGAGTTACGGCTTTTCAGTTATCCTCTACAATGAGGGTGCACCTGTTATTTACCATTGGCAGCAGTTCCGCCTTTGTCAGTTACTCTTTGGTGAGAAGCTCCCTTTGCTTCCAAAGGTGCGAATTGATGAAAACGAATGTCCTAATCTTTGCAGTGCAATTTTGATTAGTCCGTTGAAGAAAACCAACGGCAGAATAGAACTCGACAAAGCTTCAGAGAAGAAGGAGGAACTGAAACGACGACCAGGACTAACAACGCAGCTCCCAAGTGCAATGATTTACCTTTTATATGGTCTTTATTCCGACCTAATCAAGAAAGAATTAAGCAGTTATCCTGACGATTTGCCCGAAAATCTTACTATTTAACGGCTAATAATGGGTTAAAACGAAAACAAAACGTACTTGAAAATAGGCAATAATGAGGGGTGTTTTACATCGGTGAAAATCTTATTTTGTTGTGTTTCAATGGTTTGCGTTCTGAAAATCAAAAAATAAAAAAAATGAATGGCGTTTATCAGGACGCACCGCTGAAAGTCGGTAAATCGGTGCAAAATCCAAAAAGTCGGGAAATATGACAGGAAGGGGGCAAAATCGTCCTTTGTTCCCACAGCGATTTTCAGTAATTTCGCACGTAATGGAGAAGACGATTGAATTGACAGGCATCGAAGCAATGCAATGGGCAAGGGAGATGAGTAAGATACCACAAGGTGATTTCACTATCTGCTTCTTCCCCTACTCTCGCATACAGGGTATGGCAGGCGAGCAGATGATAGTTAAGGAACATTGCAAGTGGCGTACGCAACTACCGCAAGACTGCTTCAAAGTAGATGCCGAGAACTTCTTTCTTTTCGAGGACCAGGAGGGAAACCCAAAGATGTGTTATCGCATCCTCATCAGATACATGGGGTTCCCACAAGACGGATATAAACTACATAAGATAAATTGGTTATGACAGATAGTATTGAACTGCACGGCAACGCTGGACTCTACGTCATAGACGGCAACGCCTTCTCCTTTCAGATTGGAGAAGGAAGAGAGTTGTCGACAAGCCCTGGGCTACTCGTCCCACAGGGTCAGCAGACTTGCCTACATGAACACCAGTGGATGAGTGTGAATGGTTATCAGGTCTGTATGCGTGGTATGAACAACGCACTATGTGAAGAGGTAACGATGGAGATTAAGCAGAACCGCCTGCTGCCTCGCCTGTATAGCAAGGAGATTAAGATGCTCTATGGTAATGGACCATGCGCCTATATGCAGACAGTAGAAGGTGGTAAGCTGCGACGTGAGTACACCGCACTACCTGCGTGGGATGAATGGCTGAACTCTTGGCAGGAGCGTGGTCTGGAAGCCTCCGCACAGGAGTTCGCTAAGACCTGTATCAAGAACTACTACTGGTTCGGTGATTACTTCGTTAAGTGGAGGTTCTCACGTGGTAAGCGTATTGGTATGTTGCCAGTAGCTGGATTGGAACCCTTAGAGAATAAGCACTGCCGTCTTGCTACCACTCGTAAGGATGTTGCATACGATCAGATTAATTATGGCGACTTCAACAATATAGCTGTAGGACGCTGGACATACGGATTAGGGAATTACAAGATATACCCTAAGTTCTTGTTGTCAGAGGTTGACAACTATCTATTCGCAGCCGTGTCACACCACCGTGAGAAATCAGTCGATGAGTTCTACGGTGTGAACGAAACCCACCAGGGTGCACGTCCGTATATTCAAGGTAGCAATAAGACTGCCTCATATATTAACTCCTTCCTGCGTAATTCCCTTGCAGCGAAAATACACATCATCATCCCTAATGCGTGGGTGTCAAGCAAGCGTAATCAGCTGATGAAGCTATGCGAAGAGAATAAGATTCGCTCGTCTAAAAAGCAGGACTTGGTTAAGTATAATGGTATCAGCATCGGTACTGAATACCGTGAATCGTTGCTTGTAGAGTATATGCGATTGGAGCTGCGCAAGATAGGCGACTATCTGAGTGGTGCCGACAACCAGGGCAAGGCCTACTCCTCCATCTCGTTCATGGATTCATCTGGTAACGAGCAGCAATGGAGAATCGAGACTATCGACCTTAAGTATAAGGAATATATCGAATCTTTGATTTCTTACGATAAGCGAGCAGAAGAAGCCTTACTCTCAAGCGTTGGTTTGGATGCCTCTATCACAGCGGTTAGCAAGGATGGTGTTATCAGCAAGTCAGGTTCTGACGCTTACTATAACTACCTTATCTATATAATGTCGCTCACACCAGAGGACGAGATATGCGCAGAACCGTTTAATCTCGCTCTCCGATTGAACTTCCCTGAACTCTATAAGCAGGGTTATCGTATAGGCTTTTATCGTGAGGTTCCTCAGCGACAGGAAGACGTCGCACCGAAAGACAGACTAAATCAGCAGCAGTCATGAAGAATGTATTAGTAGATATTTTCAAGGATTTTGGTTCATTCAGTAAGTACGCACCTGGTGTGGAAACAAATATGGACCTGAACGACCTGCTTTCGTCAGGTGTTACCGCTCGCAAGCGTGTTGAAACCATCATCACTGCAGAGGTGTTTGATACCATCGTCAGCAGCACTGATGAAACACTCACAGAACCCCTGCGCTCTGCTGTGGCGAACATGACAATGGCCTCACAGTTGATTTTCGACAGCATTAATCGCAGAAAGAACCATGTAGATGTCTATAAGTACGAGGTGGAAGGAATGAAGCGTGCATATATGGATAATTACTACAATGCGATGGATTCTATCATCCAACGCTTGATGTCTACCGAGATTACAAGCGAAAACACCGATTCCCCAGCTGCTTTGTGGCGAAAATCACGATATTACAAGATTATAGACAGTTGTAAGATAAAGACCACCGAAGCGTTCGACTCCATCTATCCAATAGACCTCTCTTACTTCTTCTTCTTCCGTATTCTCCCATTACAGAAGGAAACGCTCGACGAACGTCTATCAGCTTACTACGATAGACTCACGGGCGAGAATCGTGAGCGTATAGAACCGATATTGACGCTCGCACTGCTTAAGAAGACCGTTGCAAAGTCGCTCCGTCGCTTCGACATATTGGAGTTTCCTCCAACTATCCGTAACCTCTTCGATGATAGTCATGCTTCACGCACGGGCAAGGACGAACACGACGCTGCGCTTGCTCTTGCTGATCGGCTCGATCTCGAGGCAGAGGATCTCATCTCGAATGCTGATACGCTGCTCGCCACAGATGCCTCAGTAGACTTTTGCTCTAATTCAGCGTACAATAATCCTGATGATAATATTATAATGTTGCCATGATGAAGGATATTGAACTAATATATAAAGGTGAGACCCATAGCATTCCTAACCGTTGGGATGCTATGACCGATCGCCAGTATATCCGCCTTGTGAGCGACTTCCTTCGCATGGCAGCAGGCGAACTGTCCGCAGGAGAGGTTCGGATAAACTGGTTATGCGACATCATGGGTTGGGATAAGCGCAAGTTCCATTCGGAGGAACAGATTGCTAACCTCGTAGCTATCTCCGAGCAGCTTACGTTCATGTTCCAGATAAACTACCCTGATAACAATAGCGTATTGGATGGTGTTGATGAGGATACTTACGAGTTGTGTCGTCGTGTAGATCCTTATCACTTGAATATTCCACTTGCACGTGTGCTGCGCCGTCTCGACTATCAGTACGTAATCGACCTCTGCTTCTGTGCGCAACTCATCCCTTCTGTTAGGATTGGTGAGCGTACCTATTCAGGCTATCGGATAGAGACAGGCTTCGGTATGCTGACCTGCTCGCTTACTGCCCTTCAGTACATCGAGGCGCAGGAACTTATCGAGCGAGGGGAAGAGTCGCTACCGCTGCTCGCTGCTATTCTCTATTATCCAGAGAAAGAGTACCATTCTGAGCGTGCACACGAATTAGCTAAGGTGTTCGCTCAATTACCCATCGAAACGCTCACGGCAATCTCTTTTAATTTCCAAGCATTCAACAACTATCTATTCAGTAAGACTTCATTCTCTCTGTTGTCTAAGTTCACTCATAAGCCTAAGCAGCCTATCACTACTGATGCTTCTGATGCGCTCTACGACCTCTCCAAGGAGGGACTTGGCAACGCAAAACAGATAGAGCAGATGAACGTACTCACCTATCTGAAGGTGCTGCGCAAGAAGACTATTGATGCCGTTAAGGATATGAAGGGTTTTGGATGGGATAAATTAAAAATCAGTGAAGAGGTAGGGCTGCCTATCTCTGTAATCGATAAGATATTATGATTAAAGATCAGTTTCTCTATTTCGCACAATACCCTGCCAAAGAGGGTATCCGTGCTATACTTACCAATGGTTCGAGCGACTTTCCTGGTTACAACGAACTTGCAGAGTCACTCGATAAACTTCCCAATGTGTCGCGACTCCCTGAGATTACTAACTATGTCTATGGTCAGTCTTTCGACGAATTAAAGCAGCGCATCGATAAGTTAGTGGGTTCGTTCTTGTTCGTTGACTACGGTGAACTGAATATGTCTGCGGATGGACGCAACTCTTATCAGGTTACACAACGTATCGCTATTACTGTGGCGAACAAAATGACGAACCGTGCTGACGCTGCTGAATACATGCTTGCATCTGACAATACGCTTCGCCTACTCTCCGAGATTCATGCGTGGATGATAGCTGATGCAGAAGAGGGCAATATCGACTGGATATCTCGAGGCGAACTCGATAAGGCTGAGATGATACCCTTCGTAGCTACTGAACTATCCTCCCTCGGATGGACATTAATGCTCTCTTGCGTTGCACCAGACACGCTTGGAACACACGTTCTAAGTCGGTCCTTTGCGAATCGTGATTAAATACTTACCTTTGTATCGTGTTTATTAGTTGGTAGAATTATAATTAATTGTTTCTCATATTAAAGGATTGTTTAGGATAATGAATGACGGGGTCGACGCAGTGATGCGTTGACCCTTTTTTATATCGTTCTTTAGCTTTAGATAATTACTCCTAAATCGCTGATTATAAGTGCGATAGTACTTGCGTGTTCCTTATTATAGTGTTACCTTAGCAGTACAATTAGAAACAAAGAACATTCAAAAAACAAAGATTATGAACGAGCAAATTCAAAGCATTCTCAACGAGAACGGAACAAAGACTTCTAAGATTCAGAAGCTTCTCAACCTTGGACTTACACGCAGACAGGTTGCTGACCTTGTAGCAAACGGTAACTACGGATTCGTGCAAAACGTCTACAAGCGCATGATGCAGGGAATGACACAGAGCGCAGCACAGGCAGCAACAACAGTTCTTCCACAACTCGACTACACTTTCAACCGCAACTTCGGTGTTGAGATTGAAGCTTACAACTGCACAAGAGAACGCCTTGCAAGAGAACTTAACGCAGCAGGCATCAGAGTCGAGGTTGAAGGGTACAATCACACCGACCACACCGACCATTGGAAGCTGGTTACCGACAGCAGCCTTTCAGGCAACAGCACTTTCGAACTCGTTAGCCCAATCCTCCACGGAGAGCAAGGACTTGAGGAACTTGAGAAGGTCTGCTGGGTCCTCGACCTCTGCAACGCTAAGGTTAACGACTCTTGCGGACTTCACGTTCACATGGACGCTGCTGAATTCGACCTTCAGACTTGGAAGAACCTTATCATAACTTACAAACGCCTTGAGAACGTTATCGACCACTTTATGCCTCGCAGCCGTCGCAACAACCGCTACTGTAGGACTATTTCCACCATTTCAGATATAGCAATCAATCAAGCTGCTAATATTAGCGACCTAAGAGCTGCTTTCGCTCACGACCGCTACCACAAGGTTAACCTCGAAGCCTACGCACGCCACCGCACGGTGGAGTTTCGCCAGCACGGAGGTTCAACGAATTTCACAAAGATGTCTGCTTGGATTCATTTTCTCGCAAAAATGATTACCTTTGCAACGCAAGGCAAGGTGAAAAACAACACCACCTTGCAGAATATTCCTTTCCTTACTGAAAGCGAAAAGTTATACTTCAGATTAAGAACTAAAAAATTAGCAGTATGTTAACAACCTACAGGCTGAAGGGTGGCGACAAAATCGTTGCCACCTCTCCAGCCGACTTCCTTCACCAGCTTCGCACAGGCAGTCGTTTCGATAGCGAAGGCACAGATACAGATTATATGGTGCGTTTCGCTCACCGCTTACAGGAACTCGAGGGCTACCTTGTTTCTACAGACAGCCCCGATGCCTTCCTTGCCGACCTAATCAACAACGGCTTCGTGACCGTTGAAAAATAAAACACGATGCTCGTTTCTTTGTAGCCGTAGCAGTTCCCGAACTGTTACGGCTTTTTTATGTCGAATATTGAGAAAAAATAAACTTTCTATCAATAGTTATCAATTTCGTTAAGTCACGAAAATGTTTTAAATGTTAAATATTCAATCTTACTACGATTTTTTATAGTAAATATTTGCATACTACAAATATTTGTAGTACCTTTGTATTGTCAAAAAAATAATGAGAATATGAAACAGAAAAAAGAAATGATGGAGGTCACACCCGAAGAACGGGAACTCCTCGAAAGGATGAGAAACTATAATAAATCTTATCCAAATGGTTATCCACAACTCCTATGGGATTTACAGGAGTTCTTCGACAAAATGGTCCGACAGCCATACGAATAAAACAAAAGACCTCTCCCTTACGAGGGAGAGGCACAATAAAAGTAAAACTATAAAAAAAAGCAACAATGGAAACAGTTATGACAACCCCAGTAGTAGTTACTGATATGAAAAGAAAAGTACAAGACATCTTAATGTCAGTTTCATGGCGTGATTTTGCCAACACCTACTTTCAGAAATCTTCCTCTTGGTTTTACCACAAAATGGATGGCATTGACGGCAACGGAGGTGCAGGCGGTTTCAACCAACAGGAGACCGAGCAGATGCGAGGCGCACTTATCGACCTATCCAACCGCATTCGTCGTGCAGCAGAAAATATTTAGGCGAGGTTCTCATTGACCTTAAGACAAAAGTCACTCATCGCCTATGGGTGCATATTAGCCTCTCGCAATGCGAGGGGCTTTTTCTTTTCGTTTTTATTGCGTTTCTATTCGTTTTTTGTACCTTTGCAACTAATATTAACTAAAAGCTATCAAATATATGAAAAAATTGTTTTTTACATGTATCTTACTTGTTAGTACGATCATGTGTTTCGCACAGAAGCCTTTGATGTTTACAAAGGTAATTCAGAAGGATGGGTTAACCGCTCAACAGTTGTATGATGTTACTAAGAATTGGTTTGTGCGTACCTATGTTGATTCACGAGCTGTATTGAAAGATGAGAACCCAGGTAAAGAATTGACAGGTAATGGAAACATTCCATTCAATACAAATATGATATTCTCAAGTCTTGAGGGTCACATCAAGTATCTAATAGATGTTCAATTCAAAGATGGAAGGTTGAAACTTACTTTAAGTGACTTCCGTCACGACCCTATTCGCAAAGCTATGTACGACAATAATCTTGGAGTTCTTGTTGATTCCCTTCCAAAGGATTTAAAAGAGATAGGTATAGAAGGTGCAAATAGGAAGGCTGGATACAAGTATTTCTTCAAGAATGGAAAGCCCCTTTGTGAAAGCCTCTTTGAGAGAATTTCAACCAGTCTTGAAAAGTTTGTCGATAAACGTGAAGTAGAAACTAAAGACGAATGGTAATTTTTGCGTTACGCAAAAAATAATCGCGTTTTTGTTTGGCAGTTACAAAAAGACTTCTTATCTTTGCAACTGTCAAACGTCGTGTAGTAATACACAAATAAGGGCAAGGAGAAATTCAAGCCCCGAACTTATTAAATTTCGATGGGCTTATTTTTATGCCCATACTTGCAGACTACTGCAACGAAGATATGGCGGATGCCTTCCAGTGAATTAGCCCTTGTTGGTGTAAGACACGATGTTTGACGACAGGAAGAGCATCCGCTTTTTCTGTTTCCGCACCTGACGGATTCAGGCAACAGTCAAACATCGTGCAATATGCAACAAGTAATCGAATTCGAGAGCTCTGCAAAGCAACAGCAGCCTATCGACGTACGTGCTACGATACAGCGCAAACTCAAGTCTCTTAATATTTGGCTCGACTCAAAGAGCGAGTTCTACAGCCGTATCTGCGAGTTCTCAGTTACCCGTCGTTTGGTAATTCGAGTTAACCTTGTATCTTTGTGCGTGATTGTAGCTGCTGTAGCCATCGAGCAGCAGCCTATTACGTCCGTAGTTTCAACCCTCTGTGCAGGCTACTTAGTTTATCGTATGAACAAATCAGAAAAGAAACAGAAAGGAGGCAAGGCATGATATTCATTTATGATTATCGCAAGGTTCCTTCTATCTCTAAAGACCTTGAACCGCTTTCCGAATATATAAAGAAATATAACAAGGTTCTTGTAGCAGACATTGATACGTTTGCAGTATTTATCGATGAGGTGTATAAGAAGTTTAACTCGATTCCCAATGCGAATAAAAAATATACGCTCAATCTTTCTGATAGTTCTATCTCTATTTACGACGATAAAATTATACTCTCGGTGATAAGTATAAGTTTCTCCGACATACTTGGCTTGTGGGGCTTTCAAACTTTTGATAGTTCTACCCAGTGCGAACAGCAGAACCTTGAGATTTTTCCTGTCCCCGATAAAGGTGAAGCTATTTTCACTCTCCCAGATCATTTAAAAAGTATAATTAAGAAAGGAGGCAAGGCATGATATTCTTTGATTATTATTTCAAGGCACATTCTACCCCGAAGTACCTTGAGCCTGTTGCCGTGTGTATGGAACAACGCTACCAAGCTCTTATGGCTGACGAATCTACGCTGAAGACGTTTATTAAAGAACTTAAATCAGAACTGGATGCCATTCCAAAGGCAAAGGGAAGGTATAAACTCGAAGTTGATAAAGGCTATATTCATATCATTACTGTTCACGAATTCTCAGAAGCCGTTATACGTCTTCACTATAAAGAGGTTCTTTCTTTGGAAGGTTTCAGCGAGGACCTCTGTGAGAACCTTAATGAAGTGGCTGAGAAAGGAGGTGAGAAATGATATTTTTTGATTATTGCCTTATAGATTTTTCAATCTCAAAAGAGCTCGCACCGCTTGCTGACTGTCTGAAGAAATACCAAGGAGTTCTTGTAGCGGACGAAAAAGCATTCAACAAGGTTGTTGAAGACTTGGAAGAAAAATATCGTGCTATTCCAAAGGCTGAAGAAAGATTTCTTTTCAAGGTTAGCAAAGATCCTATCGGAGTTATCTCTGTTCGCAGAAACAACTCTACGAAGAAGTGTGTATTGCGCATCTATTTCACACCAGTACATGGTATGTTTGGTTTCGACTCTTCTCAAGAGTCTATTCAGCCAGTACCAGACGATGGCGACGAATATTATTCTTTGCCTGATCACATTAAAAGTAGTGTTCAGAAAGGGGGTGCGAAATGAAAATCATAACCGACCCTGCTGTTTATGACTACCATGCTGAAAAAGGCTTGTTCATACCGTTGGATGACTTCTGTTCAACACCAGGCCTTATAAAATCATTAAGAGATAATGTTAAGCGTCAACTCACTAAGGCGACATCTTATCTCGAATATTATAGAGGTGTTCATGAGGCAGGCGAAGCTTCTTCACGTCAACAAACAGCTATGGATAGTTGGGAAGAGCGAGTGAATAATCTTAAGAGTTCTTATAAAACTCTGTCTGAAGTAAAGAAAATAATTGATTTAAAATGAAATACAAAATGAAAGCGTCTATCGTTAATCTCGACGAACAAACAACTGAGACCCTTCGAGCAATGCTCGACCCTGGTTATATCTCTGAGCGCACAGAACGCTTAGAAGCCATCGAGGGTTTTCTTATTGATCAATGGAGGGATGCTGGCAATATAAAGTCTGACACCGTTCTCACATTCCTCGACACCCTACGCTCACTGCGTAGGGATCTCAACTCATTTCTCACCTCAGTGGACCCACACGGGGAAGCTGACAAATCTTAACGACAATGAAACAAGAAAAAGAACAAGAAGAGCAGCCTGTTACTGACATCAGTATATACATAGCTGCTTTATCAGCGACATATCGTCCAGCGTCAACACCGGCAGAGACAACTCATTTCTTCTCTACACCAGAGGTGGTAGACGCAATTAAGAATATAGACCCCTCCGCTAAGATAAGCGTAGAGCAAGTTTTCTCTGCGCTTCGTGACGCAGGATTTCAGTTTTGCAATCGACCTGGTGCGCAAGGGTTGGAATTCAAATGGATGTTCCGTGAATTATAAGTCTTTATAGTTATAGTTATATTTTAAGTTATGGTTTTTGAGGGCAGTACGTCGTGAGACGTGCTGCTCTCGCTTTTTTGTCCTTTTCCCTTCCCATTGCTCGTGCTATCTTTGTAACATGGTAACAGATCAATTCGTTAAGGATGAGTTTATCTCAGATATCCTCCGTCGTGACATAGGTATCATCTATCAGACACAGGAGGAGGTAGCCAATCGCTACTTCAAGGAGCGTACTGGTACGCTTCGTAATTTCCTTTCTCGTCGTGCGTTCACACCGAAAGAATCGAATGGAGAGTTCTCTGTATATCTCAAAGTTCTCTCTTACATTCGCTTCCTCGATATGCAATATCGCTTGAACTACGCTGGCATGAGCTCTAAGCGAGCGAAGAAGCAACGTGCTAAGTATGCTATCTATAACAGAGTTGTCTGGGGAGTTCTTTATAACGAAACATTCCCTGACATTCAAGCAGGCTTTACGGATGAGGTTCGTGAGGCTTGGAGGCAAAAAATGGAAGAAGCACTTTCACAGCACAGATTACTCACAGATAATCAATAAGATATGAGCAAAATCAAAGAAGACCATATATCTTTGGTCATCGACGCAAAAACAGACAAGGCACAGCAAGAACTGCGTGAGCTTGAACGTGCTACGCACGACCTTAGTAAGGAAATGAAGGCTCGACAGAATCGAATGCTCGACCTCGAGGCAGCGGGTAAGAAGGAGACCGCTGAGTACAAACGCTTACAAGCAGAGGTGAAGAATTATAGTAATCAGATTGCTGAGAATAATAAGAAACTGCGTGAACTACGCTCTACAATGGATGTCAATGCTATGACGATGTCGCAGCTCAAGAAGCATGCCAAGGAACTTCAGATAGCTCTCAACAACACATCAAAAGCAGCTAATCCTCAAGAGTACGAGCGATTAGCGTCAGAGCTTCGTACGGTCAATGGACGTATCTCGGAGCTGAAGCATGATGCCTCAGGGTTGGGCGAGTCAATGGGTAAAGAATCGACAGGCATCATGGGTAAGTTCGAGGGCATGTTCTCATCAATCTCTGGTGGTTGGACGAAACTCGTGGGTGTTGCTACAGCAGCTGTCGCTTCCATCTCAGCAGCTATAGAAGGGGCTAAGTGGTTCTACAATTACAATATGGAGGTAGAAGAAGCCCAACGACTGACCCGTGAGTTTTTCAATATACAGGGCGACGAACTCGTCCACACGCAGAGTCAGATATCTGCTCTCGCTGAACAGTTCGGTAAAGACTATAAGGAGGTGCTCGGTACTGTAGAATCGCTTACCAATCAGTACGGTATCTCTACAGCAGAGGCTATCAATGTCATCAAGGATGGACTACAGGCAGGAGCCGACCTTAACGGTACATTCCTTAGTCAGATTCAGCAGTACGGACCTGCCTTCAGTGATGCTGGTGCATCCGTTAAGGACCTCGTCGCAAGTATCACGCAGACACGCTCTGGTATCTTCAATGAGGCAGGTATGGGTCTGATTCAGACAGCCACGAACCGTATTCGCACGATGTCGACTGCAACACAGAGTGCACTGAACTCTATTGGTATCTCGAGCAAGCAACTTGAAGCAGACCTTATCTCAGGAAAGACTTCTATCTTAGAGGCTATTAAGATGATATCAGGCAAAATTAAGGAACTGCCTGAAAACTCTATGCAGGTGGGTGAAGTAATGAAATCTGTCTTTGGAAAGACCGCAAGCAACGAGGGTATGAAGCTCGTGAAGACCTTAGCTGACATGTCTACTAATATGGAGGAACTGAAGGGTGTCACAGGAGAGTATGGAGAGTTACAGCGTGAGCAGGTGGAAGCGCAAGCAGAACTTAATGAGAAGATGTCTAAGTTCTTCGGATTGGGCGAGAATGGCTTCGACGAAATCACCATGAAGGCTAAGATATTCGGAGTAAAGGCCCTGTCGAAGATTATCGATTATACTGTCAAAATCATTAACTACTTCATCGACCTCTACAATGAGTCTAAGGTATTTCGTGCTGGCATTGAAAACATAAAAAACAACTTCAAGAGCACGTGGGAGGTATTCAAGTTCGGAGTTTATCTTGTTATTGATGGCTTCAAAGGTATGGGTCGAATGGCAAAAGCATGGGGTAAAATCATTGAAGGTGCACTCACTCCCGATATCAATAAGATTACAACTGGTATCAAGGAACTTTGGGATGCCTACAAAGACACGTGGATCGAAATTGGTAATGACGCTAAGAAAATGGGTGCGAACGTTCGCGACAACTTCATCGATGCTATCAAGAACACAGGTAGCAACAAGAAGGTTGCTCATCTCTCTGTCGATGTTTCCCCAGACACGAAGGGGCATTCTTCCTCTCAAGGTGGTTTTGGAGGTACCCATAATACAATTGAAAATGGAGTGAAAGACCCCAAGGTGAAGAAGAAAAAGGAAAAGAAGACAAAGACTACTGACCCTGATGACGTAGCAAGCAAGTTGTTTGCGCACGACCGAGCTCAAGACCTCGACGCAGAAAAGCGAAGCTACGATAAGAGTCTGAATGCATTGAAGGATGCACTTGCGAAGAAGACCCTTACACAAGAGCAGTACAGTGCATACGTGGCTGCTCTCAATATTCAGCATCAGAACAAACTACTCGACATCGAGAAGACGTACTTGCAACGCTCTGAGAATATGGTCTTCAAGGACGCTGCGAAGAAGAAGGCCTTACACGAAGGGCAAGCTAAGGCAGTCGCTGACCAGCAGCAAGCTGCGAACACTGCTTATATCGAGGCAGAGAAAGAGTACTACGACTCTCTGGATCAAATACGTCAGTCAGCACCCGCTAAACCACAGACCCTTCAGCAAGAATGTGATGCGAAGCTGCTCCTCTTGGATGGATATTACAAGGCAGCCTTACAGCGAGCAAAGGATAATGGAGAGCGTGAGAAGGAGGTCACTGACGCATACGAAGCTGCTAAAGCTGCAATCATCGTTGATTATGCGAAGAAAGCTGAAGAGCAGAAGGCACAGGCCCGACAGGAATATGGACTTGACACTTTCGAGGACCAGTATGCCGCACGTCGCAAGAAGATAGAAAATGACACTCTGCTTAATGAGCAGGAGCGTCAACAGGCTCTTACGCTTCTTGACCAGCAGGCAGAAGAGCACCGCCTTCAGATACGTCAGCAGTATGGACTCGTCACCCAGCAGGAGTTGTACAACGCTGAAATGGAACAGTTGAAGATGCACCTTCAGAACAAGGAGATATCTGAAGAAGAGTATGAAGAGGCGGTGAAGAATATGAAGATTGCCAAGATGAAGGAGGCGTTCGACTACTATTCTAATCTTACCAGTGGAGCAGCGCAGGCCTTGCAGCAAGCAGAGATTGCGAACGTCGATGCCAAGTATGATGCTGAAATTGAAGCTGCAAAGAACGCTGGTAAAGACACTACGGAGCTTGAGAAGAAGAAGGCTAATGAGAAGCTGAAGATACAGAAGAAATATGCGGACGTTAACTTCGCAATTCAAGCAGCGCAAATCATCGCATCGACAGCTTCTGCAATCGCTAAGACATTCTCTGAGTTGGGGTTCCCTGCTGGTATTCCTGCTGCTGCCTTGATGGGTATCACGGGCGCAGCACAGCTTGCTGCAGCTCTTGCAGAGCGCAATAAGGTGAAGCGAATGACGCTAAGCGGAGCAGGCAGTTCTGCCTCTGCTTCAGGTTCACGTGTCGCAACAGGACTTGAGTCAGGTGGTAGTATCGACGTCGAGCGCAAGCAGGATGGAAAGATGTTCCATGCAGACTACGACCCTGATAGGCGTGGATTTATCGACAAACCAACCGTTCTCGTCGGAGAAGGTGGGTATGGTCACAGCAAGGAGTGGGTTGCTTCGAATGCAGCTGTTGAGAATCCTACCGTAGCTCCATTCATTGACATCATCGACCGTGCACAGCGTGCAGGGACTATTCGCACGCTCGACATGAATAAATTTCTCATTCAGCAGGCGCAAGGTCGTGCCTCTGGTGGATATGTCACTCCAACAGTTAATGACGTGCGAGGCGTAGCGAAAGACTCCTACAAGGATACGCTCATCGAAAGATTGACGGACGTACTCGACCGATTGTCTGTCGACGGTATCCCTGCGTCTGTCTCTCTTAATGAGATCGAGCAGAAACAGCAGCTGCAAGACAAGGCTCGTCGTTTTGGCAGTAAATAAAAACAACACCTTATATATATATATGAAGATAACGAACTTAGAGAAGGGCGAGGCCTATAACCTCAAGCCCGATACACAGATACAAGTTGAACGAACCAATCCATTCTTCAATGAGTATGGAGAGCAGACAACACCGCTCGAGCTCCCAGCATCCGAGCGTAACCGCAGGATACTTGGTTTTCCCGACTCCTTCGGCCGTCGAGTGAAGATGACAGCTACAGATGTAGCGATACAAGATGGTGAATACTTCGCTCAATGTCGTCAAGTGGTGCTGTCTGCTCAATACAAGGGTAGTATATCTACCTCCTTCTACATTAATGATGGATCTTTCTATTCGAGAATACAGAAGGTGAAGCTCAAGGACATCTTCAAGGGTGAGTTCATTCCTGGTGTAAACACTGTAGAGGAAGGGATTAACTTTTGTCGCAATCTACGCAACAACTCTAACGAGCATTACGGCATCTTCCCTATCCTCTTCACTGACGACTCAGGGAGAAAGAATGGTGCGAACTACAAGTTCATGAATGCCTTTGGAAAGGAAAAAGTATTGAAATACACCAGGCCTTACGAGTGGATGCCTGAACTACCTTCAGTAATAGGTTTTCATCCTGACTTAAGCGGAGATGGCTGCGACTTCTATAATGCTGTGCAGCGCATTGAGTATGTCAACGAGATACCTATCACGCTCGCACCAGGATACTACATGTCGCCTTTCATCCGTGCTAATTACCTGCTCAAGCGTGTCTTCGCTTACTTCGGATATGAGTTGCAAGAGAACTTCTTCACGCAGACAGAACCCTTCAATAAGATGGTAGTGATTAATAAGGTGATGGACGTACTGGTGAATGGAAAGATAAAGGTAGCCGATTTGGTGCCAGATATTACCTGTGCGGATTTCATCTCTGTTTTTCGTAAGAAATTCTGCTGTGAGTTCACCTCTGATGAAGGGAAGCGAACAGCAGACATCATCTTCCTGCGTGACACACTTAACGACACTCCTAAGGTAGACCTTACGCATTGCGTGACGCAAGAGCCTACGCTCTCTTATAAGTCAGAGAACGACTACAAGCGTGTTACACTCGCTGCTTCAGATAAGGTAGATTCTGAAATCTCTGACTCCTACGACGATATGGATAGCCTGGTCAAGGCGAACCCTAACGCCTACTTCGACCCTGTCGATGGGGCTATCTATAAGACAGGATGGTCTGGCGACTTCCAAGTGACGGTGAAGGTCGCTGAAGCATCGCAGAACTATAACACAGGTGAGACCCTCGAAGCGAAAGAGATTAAAGTCCCCGAGCTCATCCCAGAGTTCAGAACCCTTAGCTATAAGGATACCGTTGAAGAGGAAGACTTCAACTACGACATGGGTAAGTTCCTCTACGTAGGAGAATATCAGAGTCTCAACTCTAAGATGGTGGTCGCAACAGAACCCAAGGAGCACACATCGGAGAAGGCAGAGAAACAGAAGGCTATCCTCGCCTTTACCTACCTCTCTGACGGTCGACCAGAAGGAACCATCTCTGCTTACGATGTGAATGCGCCTTCTCATCCTCGTATCTTCGATTATGCTTTGCATTACAATGGACCACAAGGCATCTTCGAAAAGTTCTATCGTGAATACGACCTACTGCTGCGCAATTCGCTTCATGACATGAAGGTGAAGCTACTGCTCTCTCAATCGCAGAAGCAGAACCTCCCTTCATACGAGAAGGTGGTCATCCGTGGAGTTCCATTTCTTTTCAATAAACTCAAGTTCACGCTCGGAGGAAAGAATGAACCAGTAGAGTCAGAACTCTATACTGTTTCGCTGATGCAACCTGCAATCTCTGCTCCTACTATCAATGAGCAGCTCAAAGCGATGGACGTTAAGTATAAGTGGGTGGGCAAGGAAACGCAGACCTCCGTTAGTTGGGAGGAATATAGCGCAGCGAATGACGAGCGCAACAAGACCTTTGTCACGATCTATCCTCCTCTCCCTTCTGCGGATTACGTTGGGAAACAATACGGAAAACAACGTTCTTACACGGAGAGAATAACGAAGAAAGGCGGATGGTTCCGTCATGGTCGCTACGAATATACTCGTACAGAGGTGTGGTTGGAGTGCGTACCTCTGTAGAAAGCATAGCTTTCGATGATCGAAAGCATAGCTTTGGATGATCAAAAGCATAGCTTTGGACGATCAAAAGCATAGCTTTGGATGCTCGAAAGCTATGCTTTTGTTGTCTCCTCCTGTTGTCCTTTATCAATCCTCCTTTATATCGTAATTTTGTGGTAAATAATTTCGCACATGGATATTCTTCTTAAACCTGATTCTCTAAGTCTGACAGGCTCGATGAATCACTTTATCATATCAAGCTCGCAAGAGGTTACGTTCGTCCTCAAGTACGCAGACACGAACGAAATCATCGTGCAGCACATTTATACTCCGAATAAGGCGAAGCGCATAGAGATTGACTTAGAGAACATCGTCACTCCGCTGCTATCTTTTCAGCTTCAAGAGTCGACTACAATCTATCGTCAACCGAACATTGCTCGTGAGTTCTTAGTTAATCTCATTGAAGATAAGACAGCTGCACAAGAGTCTTGGCAATTCACGGTACTCCGTGCTGGTATCGACAACTTCGCTGACACCGCTTCAAGCTGGTTGAAGCGTAACTTCTTGACGTGGCAGCCTACCGTCAAGCCTGTTACCTATTACACACCTGAGTTCCTTAGCTACTACGCTGTCGAGGACTGTGTAGCTAAGTGTCGTGCATATATAGAAGAGAACGGTAGTTATGTTCAGACAGACATCGAACTTGGCAACCTCTCTCATGGGAAGGTGTGGACGATGCCAATGCAATATGGAGTCATCGCTGGTAAGTTAGGTAAGATGCCAAGCTACTATGACGTATGGGTGGAAGATGCTGCTGGTACTCGACTCACCTACATTCAGCGATACTACGCTTCAGACATCCGAAGCGAAGAAGAGCAGTGGGTACTCTTCGAGAACTCACTCGGTGGTATCGACACCTTCCGTGCGTATGGTGATGCTGAGAACACAGCGAAACACACGCACAATGTAGCTGAGATTGAGAACGACTCAGAAGAGTATCGTGTTGACACAGTCAGAGAATACAAGAAGAACACAGGCTTCCTCTCTAAGGAGGAGCGTAAGTGGTTGCTGGACTTCTTCCCTTCCTTGGGTAAGTTCCTCTACACAGGCAACTATGTGCGTCGCATTGTCGTGACAGAGAGCGACGTCAGTTGGCAGACAAAAGATCTCCCTTCATCTTATACATTTACCTATCGATATGCAGATGCACGTCCCTACCTGAATATTACCAGGTCAGAGGACGCTGCGCCTGCAATGTTGGATATTAAGATACCAGATGTTGGGTCTTTTACCATCGCCCCACGCTTAGTTGAGCTTGAGCGACTACCGCTGAGCAGTGGGGCTTTGTTTCCAGTTCAGAGTCCTTACTCTGACAAGTGGAACATTACTACAGCAGAAGCTATCCTTGAGTGGTTCTCTCGTGAGGTGACCACCGCTTACAAGGGTGATGGAGCGTTTGGTCATCATCATGACAACATGTCAGTACTGCGTGCGCTCGACCGCATAGGGAGTTACCTCACCTTGGATGCGCAGAAGATACAAGCTGGTCTTGCAGATGAAGCTAAGTCTGCTCGCTCGCTCGACCCTAAGAGTGTCGATTGGGAGAAGATCGTTCGCACCGATCAGGACTCCATCGTTAACTCACTGACTACTTTCATGAAGGGTATCGTGTTTGGTAAGTCGGTGCGTGGTGAGTCTGGTATATCCATCTACCAGGACGAAGAAGGGAACTGGCATCTCGACGCAGAGTATCTGCACGTACATCGTAAGCTCACAGCAGAGGAGGTTGAGATTATGAAGACTTCTCAAATTAAAGGGAAGGTCGTTAACTCAGCAGGTGGCTTCGTCATCTCTAAGATTGATAGAATAGCCGGTGCTTGGAGATGTTACTTCCGTCAAGAAGATGCTGACGGACGTAGGATCTATAATTCTATGCGAGTGGATGACCTTGCTCTGTGCGAGACATTCAACTTGATAGATGCTGGCGGTCAGTTGTCTAATCACTACTGGCATCGTAGGGTTACTGCTGTCGGTACTGATTATGTCGACATTGCAGATAACACGAAGGCAGAGGACTACGCAAGTGGTAGCGATGTTCCGCAAGTGGGTGACGAGGTTGTTCAGTTAGGTAATCTCACTGACAACGGCAGACAGAGTGCTATCATACAGTCAGCAGCAGGAGAGGATTCACCATATTTTAAGATTATAAAGGGTATCAATAGCTTTACACTTCCTTATCCTATATTCTTGTTCGACAAGGAGAAATTCGAGATAAGGGTTAAGAACCCTGCTAATCGTGGTGAGTATATACTTCTGCAAGACTTCTTGGAGACGATGCAAGGACGCATCAATGCTGTTCAGCAGCAATCAGATAAACAGCTCGTTATTTGGTTTGGTAATGCCGTTCCTTCTATCACTACAGAACCTGCTAACGAGTGGACGGACGAGACTACTAAGGAATTGCATGAGCATGACATCTATTACAATCGCTCATACGTAGAGACAGGTGGCGGTCGTGCTTATTCTTTCGAGCGAAACCCTGATGGCTCTTTCTCTTGGCACGAGATTACGGACGCTGATGTGTTGAAATCGCTTGAAGCTGCTAAGCACGCACAGGATACAGCGGATGGAAAGCGCAGGATGTTCGTGCAAGAGAAGCCTGTTCCTCCTTACGATAAGGGCGACCAGTGGAGCAATGCTACCTTCGGAGGTAAGTACCACAACGACCTGCTCGTTTGTGTCCGTCCGAAGGCAGCAGGCGAGCCTTTCGATATTGAAGATTGGCAGTCTGCTCAAGAGTTTACATCCAATAAGTTCAAGGCGGAGATGAAAACGACCGCTGATAATATTAAAGCGACCGTTACAAACCTTAAGAATGGCCTTATCGAGGTAGGCTTTGAACTTGACGGAGAAAAGAAGAGTTTCACCGTCACAGCAGAGAACTTTAAGGTCCAAACTCCTTCTGGGAAGGTTGCCTTAATGACATCGGATGGAAAGGTTAATGCTGACTTAATAGAGGCGAAAAGTATCCGAACATCTCCCAGCAGCGATGGACTACATATTAACATGTACGAGGGTACATTCGATGTGCTGACGAAGGATAACAAGAAGGGCATTAGTATGACAGTGGATAAGGACGGTTTCCCTCATCTAATCTTCTTCGACAACGAGGGTAATGCTAAGTATGACCTGGGTTATACTGGCTTGAAGGAACTTGTGTCTGCTTATCAAGCTGCCTACTGGACTAAGCGGTCTCTTGTCAATGTAACGGATAAAGGCTTATCAGCTGTTTATCCTAAGACTGTTAAAGGAATAGTCTGGCATGACTACCATGCTGCTCGACACTATGCTACGGGTAAACTGGGTGACAACGCAGATGAAGATGGAAAGCTATTCAGCACAGAGAGTTTCGGCTCACCTATCCCAGATGGTTGGTATACCGAAGAGAACGAAAAAGGCCAATACTTAGAAGGAGGAAATGAATCCGTTGTTGATGAAGATAATCATAACACACCTAAATCAAGTGTGTTTAGTGTAGCTATTTTCAAAGCTGAGAATGGTCGATTAGGTAAGGCACAGCATGTTTGGTTCTCTGTAACTAACGGTAGAGTCTCCTTCTGTGACCCTGATGGAAAGCCTATAGTTGTTGCAGAGTCTCTGTTGCAGAATTATCCATTTGACCAATATAAGGATAGAGTTTAACTAATATATAATTGAATATGAAAAAAGCATTAGATTGTATTTACAGGATTTTTGGAAGGTTCGCTGCTATCGGTAGCGACAAGTACTTACACTTCATTGCAGGTCTTATCGTTGCTTTCGTGCTTGGTAGGCTATTTGCAAACGTTGAAGCGTGGGCTTTCCCTGCTATTGTTGGTGTCTTGCTACTGATGGTGGCGAAAGAGTGTGTTGATTATTACCTCAGAGATGAGCAGTTCGACTTGAAGGACGTAGCTGCTGGTCTGGTGGGTGCTGTTGTCGGAGTAATACTTTGTTTAGTATGAACTATTTAGAACAGTTTAAGTACTTGATTTGTACAGTATTGAGCGGATTGCTCACCTTTTTCTTTCCCATCAAGGATTTAATGTACGCAATGTTTACCGTTTTCTTTGTAAACTTTGTGTTCGGTGTCGTCGCTGGGCGGTTAAACGGTGAAGAGTGGAGTTGGAAAAAAGCAGGAGTATTCTTTATACACTGTGGTTTGTTTTTCTTTGTCACATCAATGGTGTTTACCACTGGTTTCTTTATGGGAGAAAGAGAAGATACTCGTGGGGTTGTGAAGCTATTGTGTTGGGTCGCAATATGGTTCTATGGAACGAATATCGCTCGCAACTGGCAGCTTATGCTGGTCGAGGGCACGATTATGTGGAAAATAGCCGGATTTGTTTATTACGTCCTCTCGTTGAAGGCAGTTGAGAAAATACCATTCCTTAGTAATTATTTGAAAACTGCACACGTGGGTGTCAATGATAATAATGATGATAAACCAAAGTTTGATTAGAGTATGGCAAATTTTACATTAGCGGAGCTGGTACAATCCAGCACCGCTGAACAATTAAAGATAAACAATAACCCTCCTTCTATCGTGAAGGTTCATCTGACGGAGACGATTACACTCTTAGAGTGTATCCGTGCAGAGTGGGCAGAGTATTGCGAGCGTCACGACCTCGGTACTCCTGCTATCCACATCACAAGTGGCTATCGCTCACCAGAACTGAACAAGGCTGTCGGAGGTGTGAAGAACTCCGCCCACGTGGCAGGCTACGCAGCCGACCTGCAGCCTGTCAATGGTAAGCAGGACGAGTTTGAACGTTTCTTTGCGACAGAGTTCTCTCTGATGGGTTATGTTTACGACCAAATCATCATCGAGAGGTCTAAGTCTTCTCGTTGGGTGCACGTGGGTTATAAGCGTGCGGATGGAAAGCAACGCAGACAGTGTTTCACATTAAAGGTATAGTTATGGAAGATAAGGATATTAAATACTACGTGTATTCTATGTTAATCCTCATTGGATTACTTGCTCTTACGTCACTCTGCTTCACAAGCTGCTCTCATAGAGTGTATGTTCCTGTGCAGTCTATTCGCACTGATACTATCTACATGTCAAGGAAAGACAGCGTACATATCAAGGATAGCTTAATCACTCGACAAGTGATTAACATCCGTGATAGTGTCGCTATTCATGACAGCGTGGTGATTGTCAAGGACGAGCAAGGCAATATCAAGGAGAAATTGATTGTACGCTATCGTGACCGCTGGCACGCTACGCAGGACAACCTCACGCTTCAACGGCTGTTAGCCCACTATAAGGCAAGTAATGACATTTTGCGAGCGACAAGGAAAGAACGCATTGAAGTTCCTGTACCAGTAGAGAAGAAACTATCTCGGTGGCAGAAAATCAAGATGGATGTTGGAGGCTGGGCAATCGGTGCAATGTCAACGGTCCTGCTGGGTGTTGTTGGATATATCGTTGTTTGGCTCTTGAAGAAATATAGGAAACTTTAATGTGTCAATCCTTGCAAATTCTTGAATAACTTGCAAGAAATTCTATAATGAAGTACATCAAGCTACATCTCACAGAGAGCCGTACGAAAGATAACCGTTTCGCTCAGGCCTCTGTTCGTGGAATTGAAGACAATACGGGTGAGGGTTTTACGAGTTCTCACCCTAAACTCCTTCAAGACATCATTTGTCATGCTCTATCTCTTGCGCACGGTGTCGAGATAGAGGGCAACAATGGATTTACATACACCTTTCCTTTTAAGCTATCATAATTATGGCGATAGAAAAACTTTATTTAGAACATAAACAGACAGGCGGACGACTGACCGCTGATGAATTTAACAAGTTGCCCGAAAAGGTCAATGAGTTAATCGATGCACAGAACTCTGAGGAGGAACGTGTGAAGAAGACGATTGCGAAAAACCGTCCTACCCTCGGACAGCTTTCAAATGTAAATAGCGAAACAGACGAACTCACATCCGAGACATGCGTACTCGTATGGAATGGTGATGAGTGGGTCCCTATGAAGCTGTCTGAACTTAATATTGGGCAAGGTGGTAGTCAGCAGCAGACTATCCTCTATTACTTGAGAGCAGTCAATCAGTCGCCATCGACAACACTATCGGCATCTAAGTCAGCTGGAGAGTGTGCAATTCGATTTATGTTTGTGTCACGCACTAAGGATGTTGGGCAGGCGGATTATGTTGATAGTGGTGAGTGGGGAACGTATGAAATCTTCGCTAAGGCTGGAGATGGAACGTTCGTATCTAAGGCTCGTGGTAGATGTCAGTCTAATACCGTGACAACTGTTGATGTATTTAAGTTCCTTGAGAGCGGACAGAATAACATCATGGTGAAGATTACAGGTGAGGTGACGGGGCAAACCTCCCCTGCGTTAGTGTATTCAATCACGTTGTCTGCCCTCTTCCTGTCTATCTCTGAATTCAACTGGTGGAAGGCGTACCAAGGCGACATCGTGCTGCCATGTTACATCAGTGGTAACATCTCGAAGACCCTTCATGTGAAGATTACAGGAGAAGGCTACGAGCAGACGTATGAGCGTCAGTTCGGTACCGCAACTTATACCTCGTCACCAGTGGCTTATACCGTTCCATTTACGAATAAGACAGGTATCTTCCATCTATCTGCTTGGTTGTCGAATGAAGACAACACCGTCCAAACTACTCCTGTAGGCTACGACTTTATGGCGGTGGCTAATAACGAAGCTGTGAAGATGGTAGTCGTCAATAACAAGGCGGAGAAGTTGCTGAACTGGTATGAGAATAAAGTGTTGGAATACGCTGTATATGACGGCAAGGCTGTAACGACACCGCTGTCAATCCTGATGAAGAAGGATAACGAGGTGCTTCAAGAGAATGTTTCAGAGAACACGCTGACGCAAACCAAGATGCAATATACCTTATCTCTTGAGGTCGAGACGATTGATAATTCCGATTTCACAGCGTTAATCGGTTTCAGAACTCACCCAACAGACGAGGTGCGTTTGCGTGATGCAATTCCATTCCCTGTGGATAACTCACAAGGTTACTCTGCAACAGCAGGAGCGGTGTTCTATCTGAATGCTAAGAATAGGAACAACACCGATACCGACCGCAATGTCCTCCGCAATCTTATCAACTCCGAGCATATCGGTGCTGAATGGCAGAGCGTTGCCTTCTCACGTGACGGCTGGGTAATAGATGATGAAGGCGCACGCACATTGCGCTTGCTCGCAGGTTCTCGATTGACTATTGATTACAAACCATTCGCCAAGGAAGCAGCACAGAGTGGTAAGACCATTGAGATAGACTATCAGATTAACAATACCTCTGATTACGATACAGAGTGTATCTCTATCGCTATGCCTTATCAGAAGGGGTATATCGGATTGAAGGTGAAGCCTTCTTCTATTATGTTCGCAACTCGTAGCGAGCGTAATCCTGATGTACAAGCTATGAGTACAGACGATGGTGTGCGTATTCGTCTTGCTCTCGTGATTAGTCCTAAGAAGTACACGTATGTACTCAATGGAAACACCTACTATCTTAACCTCGTCTATCTCTACATTGACGGTATTGAAGCTCGTAAGTTCGCCTATTTGCTTACCGACTCTATGCAGATAGGTTCAGGGGGAGGTATCGTTATAGGTTCTGATAAGGCGGATGTTGACCTCTATTCCATTCGTATATATGATAGTGCGATGGACGCAGCCAACGTGCATCAGGATTATATCAATGCACTTGCAACCGTAGGAGAAAAGAGTGCCGAGAAAATAGATAATGACATCTATGATACGCTCGGTACCACGGTCGACTTTGATAAGGTGCGTGGCAAAGTTAATGTCTTTACTTTTGACAAGCCATTGCCGGCTTATGAATACGGCAAGTCATACAAGCCTAAAGGCACGTTGGAAATCTATCCGAAAGATGGCAATACGAACCTTAACCGCTTGACGATTACCAATCTACAGCTGCAAGGTCAAGGTACATCTTCTATGCTTTACTACCTATGGAATTGGAAGGCAAAGGTAGCTAAGGACACGACTATCGTATATGAGGACGGACAGACGGCACAGAAGAAATTTGAACTCTTCAAGAACTTACCGAAGATTTCCAAACTGACAGCGAAGAAGAATATCGCTTCTTCTATGCAATACCACAAGTTAGGTTCTGTAAACTCATTTACCGACCTATGGAAGGCGGTCGGATTAACAAATGAAGGTGTCGAGCAGAATAGCGAAGCACGAGTGTCAATCTACCAAGAGGCCTTCGTAGGCTTCGAAAAGCAGACAGCAGAAGACGGAACTGTAACGTATAAGTTTGTCGGTCTGTTTACGATTGGTCCAGATAAAGGCGATGCTGCGACATTCGGATATGATAAGGATTTATTTCCTGACCTGCTATCTATTGAGGGTTCTGACAACTCCCCACGCTTGACACTCTTTCAAGTGCCTTGGGACAAGCGAAGAATACGCTACAACACGGAGGAGGAAGCGTACCAGTATCAAGTATCAGAAACCTCTTGGGAGAATTGCTGGGACTTGGATTATGCTGACCTCCCTGCCGATGATAAGACTACAGCAGACAATGAGACTCGTCAGCGTGCAGAACAGCTTGTAGAGTCGTACATCACTGCTTACAATATAGTGTATCAGTGCAATACTTTCATTGAGCCTTTCAATGGTACACTTGAAGAACTGAACGCTGACCCACACTCAACACATATCGAGTATTGGATAGCAAAAGATGGTGATCAAAACCAATACAACCTATACTATTACGATAGCTTGTATAAGAAATTCTGTCCATCGACGCTTGATAGCGGTGCAACAGTGGTTAATCTCCGCCAGCAGTTAGTTGGCGATAAGTATGGATTAACTGAGACGATATTCAACT